AGTTCGGCAACAAGGTGACACCGGAAATGATATTTGCCGGCATCCAGCGTCTGGGATTCGACCGGGTGATGGAAGTCGCCTATGGCGCGGATTGCGACACAATCCTACTCGCCGAAAAATACACAACCAAACAGGGAAAATTTCTTGGAACTTCCTGTTGCCCTTCGTGGGTCTTGACCGCACGAAATTCCTATCCGGATCTGGCGGAAAATATCGCCGACAGCTATACACCGATGGTGGAGACGGCGAAGAAGATCAAGGAATCCGATGTACATGCGAAGGTAATCTTCATCGGACCATGCATTGCCAAGAAGTATGAGGCACTCACCACCGAAGTGTCGGGATATGTGGATCATGTCTTGACCTTCGAGGAGCTTGCGGCGCTCTTCGTTGCCTTCGAGATTGATCTCTCGACAATCGGGGAGAGTCCTGCCATTCAGGACGCGAGCATGCTCGGGCGCGGATATGCGAATGCTTCGGGAGTCGGGAATGCGATCATCAGGACAGCAGAAGAGAAGTTCGGTATAACGGACATCAGCTTCGAAAAAGCAGACACCCTCTCCGATTGTCTTGAGATGCTGAAACATATCGACAAAGGTAGTACCTGTCCGGATCTTGTGGAAGGAATGGCATGTCCCGGAGGATGCGTAGGCGGTCCCGGTACATTGGCTTCACCTCCCACGGCGGCACGGCACGTGGCAAGGTTTGCTTCATCGGCACCCTTCGAGTTTCCCTTGTGTGATAAAATCGAGAGTTAAATATAACCAAATAATGAAAATAAATCCTAGCCATCTTCTTTCATAAAAGGTATCAGTTTCGTAAATGGGTCACTGCATCCTGTGCACTATCTTTTTACTCGCATTGTTGTTAGGCAAGCTAAACTTGATTCCCTTCTCTACTCAAGATGCCTACCCGCCTATCGTCAACGGTTGGTATTTTGTCACCGGGTTGTGCTCAACAGTTGTTGACGATTTTATTCTGCTTTTAAATTCTTACTCACTCTATGGTGGATTCTATATAAGTAAGCCTCACTCAGAAAGCATTCTCAGGAGTCATGACCACCGGCATAGCCGGTGGCTTGCTGTCAGCCCTGTAAGGGCCTGATACCGGCAGCAGCTAAAGCTGCGTTTCACAACAGCATCCATTGCTCGCAACCCCTAAAGGGGTGCTTCCGTCATTCCGCTCCGAACCGATCCGCCTCTTCCTGGTTTTGGATGTACTTCTTGATCACCTCTTCGTTCAACCCTATGGTGCTCACATAGTACCCACGTGCCCAAAAAGTTCTATCCTTTCCGGTTCTCCGCCTCCATTCCGGATGTCGATCATACAGCATCAGGGCACTTTTCCCCTTCAGATACCCCATGATTCTCGACACCGATTCTTTCGGCGGTATTCTCACGCTCAAGTGGATGTGATCCTTGCTGATCGACCCTTCCACTATCTCAATCTTCTTCATCTCCAACAATTGCCGCAAGATCCCTTTCAACTCCTCGCGACATTCCCCGTACAACACCTTCCTCCGATACTTCGGGATCCACACGATGTGGTAGGTGCAATCCCAGCACGTGTGTGCTAGACTCTGTTCTGTCATCTGGCCTCCTGTCTTCTGTTCGGATGCGTTGTGAACCGCAACCAAACTGTATCACGGGAGGCCTTTTCTTTCGAAACATTTGTTCGGGTCTAACCACCTATCGCACCACAGGCTCAGCCTGTGGATTTCTTACACTATTAATTCTTATTTTGTACCACAGTATACCTTTATTTCGACTATCCATCATCAATGACAACCTGCCCATGATACAAGATTACCCTTTGCAAGTGTTTGTTTTGTAAACACTTAGTTTTCTGAAATTTTACCAGTTTTTCAGTTTTTTTTGATATTTTAGACTACTCAATTTCGTCAATTTTTACCAAGGCTACGCACACTCGCATCCTCAACATTACCGTTGATTCTTATACCATTTAGTTTTGGGGTTCAGGGGTTTTCTTCGTCCTATTCACAGCCTTCTTGGAGCTGTAATGGGTGCTCTTTCTGACCTTGTTCCCATACTCATCGATCTCAATGTTGGAGCGCTTCGCCTTGAGTTTCTGCACGCGCTTGAACCGGCGTTCATGGATGATTGGGAGGTGATGGTTGCGTGACCGGTGGACCTCGAACGGGTCACGGGCTTTTCTCTTGGTGGAAGGGAACTCTGCAGACTCTGTTTCTCCATAGACTGAGGTGCCGGTATATTTCTCGTTGGTGAGAATATTTTCGATCGTCTTCACCGGCCATTTCTTCTTGCCCGTTGGTGAGGGAACCTTGAGGGCTTCCAGTTCCTTCTTGATCCTCACTATGCTCCAGCCTTGCTCGTACCAATCAAAGATCTTCAGGACTATTCTGGCTTCTGCGATATTGAGGATGAGGCCTTCCTCCTCATTACGATCATACCCATAACACCTACGAGAGAATGCCGGGGAGTCTGGATCCATGGTGCTCCTTCTCAGACCCCATTTGATGTTCTCGCTCTTGTTCTCACTCTCTGCCTGGGCTACACCGGCATGAAGAGTAAGGAGCAACTCCCCTGCCTGGCTGAGGAGGTGGATCCTCTCATTATAGAAAAAGACATCAATTTTCAGTTCCTTGAGCCGCCTGAGCGTCACCAGAAAATCAACGCAGTTGCGTCCGAACCGGCTGATGGACTTGGTATAGATCATATCGATCTTACCCGCCTCACAATCAGCAAGGAGGCTTTGGAATCCCGGTCTGGAGCTGATGGTCCGTCCCGACTTGATATCGGTATAGGTACCAACATATTCCCAAGCAGGGTTCTCCAGGATATCCTCTTTCTCGAAATCCATCTGGGCTGACAGGCTTTGCAGCTGTCGTTCCATATGTGTGCTCACACGGCAGTACAAGGCGACCCGGAGACGCTTGAAATGCCGTCTGGCTGGGATGACATGTATGATGGGTTTTCTTTTCTCGTCCGGCATGGTTTTTTATAACACGAATGGAAAGGGATGGATAGATTGTTATTAGGATGAGTTAAAAAGACATAAACCAAGAAAATCATGATAGCTGAATCTGATATATCAAGAGACTTTGGAAATTCACTCCTGTCTTTATCTTCTAGCTAGTTTTCATTGGAAGTTGCCCATATACCATTTACTAGGATGAAATAATCAGCAATATCCTCGGGAGTATGGGAGAATCCACCTTGGATCCACCAATTCACTGTGAATGCAAAGCTGGAGATAAGATGATTCAAGAGGTAATCGGTGGAAACCCGGATAGAGGAGGCTGAAGCGCAAGGTTCGAATATGTCTTTGAGATAATCACCAAAATAACGTATGAACAACTGTCCATTTTCTGAAGAGAAAACGCCTTTTGTCGTTGAGCTGTTGTCTTTGAGATGATAGAGAATATGGATGAGTCGATTTTTTAGATCGGTGTTCGAGTCGGAGAAGTCATGTGATTCTTCTGTTCGGATTGTTGTCGAGAGGATATGGATGAAAATTTCCGAACAGACGGCATCCATCAGATCCGCCTTGGTTTCAAAGTGGGAATAGAAGGTACTGCGTCCGATGTTCGCCTCATCCGCAATGTCCTTTATCGATATATCTTCGAAGCGTTCTCCTTCGAGAAGCTTGTCTAGTGCTTTGAATATTGCATTCCTTGTTTTTTGTTGCCGCCTATCCATCATTCCTCCGAACATTTTTGTACTAAGTGTTCAATAACTTACACTATGGCAGATTGTAGCATGGAAACTCAGACCGAGGGAACATACAATCTGGTCGTATGAAACAGAACACAAACAGATCCGGAATAACTATGGCTCTACTGGCTGCAGCCTGCTATGCGGTGAATGCCCCTTTTTCAAAAATCTTGTTGGAACACATCCCCTCGACTCTCATGGCAGGATTCCTCTATATCGGTGCAGGGGCCGCTATGGTGGTGATTAGTCTGCTCCAGAATACGGCAACCATCAGAACTGATGAGAAAAAACTTGGCAAGGCGGAACTGCCGTATGTGATTATGATGGTAGCTTTGGATATTGCTGCCCCGATATTCTACCTCATAGGGTTGAAGACTGCCACTGCAGCGAATGCTTCTCTATTGACAAACTTCGAGACGGTAGCGACCGCAATGATTGCGCTGATGTTTTTCAAGGAAAGAATCAGCCTGCGGTTATGGGCTGGAATAGCCTTCTTTACCTTTTCCAGCATACTCCTGTCAGTTGAGGATCTGTCGGCCCTTCGGTTTTCCATGGGATCGTTATTTGTTGTACTTGCATATTGCTGCTGGGGAATCGAAAACAACTTCACACGAAAGCTGTCTTCAAAAGACCCATCTCAGATAGTGCTCATCAAGGGATTCGGCTCAGGAATCGGCTCTCTGATGATCGGTTTGGTTCTTGGGGAACGGATTGGCACCATGTGGCCTGTCTTCGCAACCATTGCCCTTGGCAGTGTGTCCTTTGGTTTAAGCAGCTATTTGTATGTGTATGCTCAACGATACCTTGGAGCCTCTCGTACCAGTGCCTATTATTCAGCGGCGCCATTCATCGGTGCGGTCCTATCATTCGTGGTATTCATGGAGCTTCCCGGTCTACAGTACTTGGTCGCCTTCGCTATGATGATCATTGGTGCCTTTCTCTCCTCCAGCGACAAAAGCCTATTCTGCTTGGACTATAAAAGTTCCCGAGTACGATAATCAGTAATTTTGCTTTCAGCCAAATATCAACATATGTGATTATGGAGACTGGGCTGTTTGGTTGTAAATGAACAATCAATAGCGATATGTCGTTTCAATCCAATGGATTTTTCCAAATGGCTCAACGTTTTTAACTTGTTCCTTAGTATAAATTTATTTCGACTATAAATCATCAATGACAACTTGCCCTTGATACAAGATTACCCTATGCAAGTGTTTGTTTTGTAAACACTTATTTTTCTGGAATTTTACCAGTTTTTCATCATTTTTTGATATTTTAGACTACTCAATTTCGTCAATTTTTATCCCAGGTACGCACACTCGTATTTTCAACAATACCGTTGATTCTTATGCCATTTAGTTTTGGGGTTCGGGGGTTTTCTTTGCCTTGGTCACAGCCTTCCTGGAGCTGTAGTAGGCTCATCTGTATTTGACGTTGTGATCGGCTTGTTATCATTTTCGAGTTTCTTTCTCAATCACAGATATTTCTAAATATCACCTTTAGCGATGTTAACTAAATCATGCCACGTCAAAGTTTCGAGATCCTCACTATTAAATGAGTAATAAGTAGCCAATATATTACTTACAATACGTTTTCTATCGTCAAAACCACCTGCCAAGTAATTTTCTCTAATCCTTTTATGTTCCTTCAATTTTAGTACCACTGCCTCATATGAATATACAGCTGAGAGATTTTCAATAATTTTCATATCAATTGATCCGATAAATTCATGGCTTATCTTTGTTAGAGTTGCTACATCTTTAAATGTTGGGGGACTTCCCCCTAAATAGTCAGCAAGAAGTTTATGAATGTCTAGTCCAGCATATTTATCATGAATCAATTCTTCGTTACCTGTTAAGCATTCATAATGTTCCTTCTTTATTTCATTTTCTGAAAAAAAATGAAGCATGTTATTCCTGTAACAAATCAACAAATCAATGAAAGCTTTCTGGAGTCGGTCGGTTCGAAAGTATTCTGCAACACCCATTGCCTTTTTAAAAACTGATTGTCCTGCACCATCGAATATTTCTTGGAATTTTACATTTTCTATGTATTTAGGTTTTCTGTTTAGCTCTGTGAAATATAGGTCAAGCCCATCAACAGCAAAAGCTAGATAAGATTTTAAGATAAATTGTCGGGACCTACTTATTGAATTTTCCAAATTCTCAGGGTTCCACGTGGTTGAAAAATCTTCAGGACATTTAATGTTCTTATCCGTTAATCTCAAATTATAAAGAGCAATTAATGAAGTTATCAAAAAATGATTTGATTGTCCAAAATTCTTTTTAAATTTTTTACGTGCAGCTGTTGTCTTCATAAATATTGCAACATATAGGACTCGAACCTACATCTCTCCCTTTTAAGGATGCACAAACACACCAGTGAAGGGGAACGGCTTTCCAGTTAGTCTAATGTTACGGACTAAGTATAATCTACAATATTCCAGAAAACAATAATTAGAGTTTTGACATTTGGCTATTAGAATATTTATGCTGTGCTTGCTCAAATAGTCATGATTTGTCTTCTATTAATAAATCAAAAAAATACCTCACTTTAATTTCATATATGACAATATTTTTTCTTTATTCATATCTCCGTCTTTTATCTTCTAATAACTTTTTTAAAAAGGGTTTGATTGATCCAAGAATAATAGCAGCTACTTTTTTTTCTTCTCTACTAGATAGCTCAGATTTTTTATTGAACATCTTTAACATAAATTTATAGTCCAACTCTGGATTAAAATTATTATACTTGTTTCTCTTGAAGGCACCTTCTTCAAACAAATAATGAAGCATTTTTTTTGAGAAGAACTCGGCTGATAAGGTTAAGAATTGGTTATTTTCAATGGCGTGAAGTAACTTAAAAAGTTGTTCTTTAATTTTCACCTCTTCATCCAAGTCGTTTCTTTCAAACTTTTTTATACAAGAACTTCCAATGGGGAATAGAGTTTTTCCATTTAAATCATTACGAATTGTGAAGAGATAACGTAAATTTTCCTTCCCACAGATACACGATTCTATTAGTGTATCGTCCTCTGCAAAATCATGAATACTCCATTCTTCTACTGCAGATTTCCAATCTTTTGCTACTGATAATTCGATTACAGTTTCTATTAACCTATTATAATATGAACTACTTTCACTCAATCGCTTCCCTCCAAATTTATCTTTTTATAACGAATATCCATCGATGATGTCTTTAGATTACGTCCTCTATGGTAAAATGTAAAAATAAATTCTTGCCTAAATTGATTATTTTTTTTACGTAACCTACTCACAATCCTGACTTTCAACTTCTACACCATTGTATAGATTCAATATTTTTGTTGCTATGTCGATTAGTAAGAGGAGTCTTCACTTCAATTTTTCTTTTTGATTTCCTCACTCCAATATCTTTTCTTACCATCAAACCACATTTCTCCCTTAGAAGAAGAAAAACATTTGTAGAATAGCTGGAATAATTTTTATTCGATCTACTGTATTCAATAAAAAATTATTAAATACATGACTTTTGGGAGATTATGGACGATAATCAACGTACTAGACTATTAAAGGTGCACCCATATGCAACGAATTGTGAAAGGAATCCGACTTTTTAACTATTGTCGTTTTATGGACTTCTCAACAGATTTTAATGATAGGCTAAATATATTGATTGGAGATAATGAATCGGGTAAAAGTAGTATTTTATCTGCAATTGATATTGTATTGAGTGGAAGTCGTAGTAAGGTTGAGGCACTTGGTTTAGATAAACTATTTAATACTGATATTATTAAGAATTATTTAAAGTCTGCAAAAAGGTACGATGACCTGCCTGAACTTTTTATTGAAGTCTTTTTAAATGATTTCAATGAAAAGGAACTAGAAGGGAAAAGTCATCCTTCTGGCCAGTATTGTCATGGGTTATATTTATTATGCCAACCTAGAGATGATCTAAGTAAAGAAATAAAAGACATTCTTGATAAAGGTGAGGATAACTTTCCTTTTGAATATTATTCAATAACCTTCAAAACATTTGCAGACCAAAGCTATACCGGGTATAGCCGGTTCCTCCGTCATCTACTAATTGATAATTCAAAAATTAGCAATGATTATGCAACAAAGACCTATATTAGTACTGTGTACCAGGCTTTTGCTGACGGCGCTGAGAGAAACAAACATCTTTATGAGTATAGAAGCTATAAGGAGAAATATTCTAAAACTGAACTTGCAAATATTAATAGTAGGATTCAAGATTACAAATTTGCTGTTAAGTCAAATTCCAAAAACAACCTTGAAACTGATCTGACTATTACTGAAGAGGGCATTGATATTGAGAATAAAGGGATGGGGCGTCAATGTTTCATCAGAACAGAGTTTGCTTTGCAGAAAAATGGTAACGAATTAGACGTCATACTTTTAGAAGAGCCAGAAAACCACTTAAGTCATACAAATATGTACAGATTGATTCAAAAGATAAAAGATACCGACTCTCGTCAAGTTTTTCTTTCTACACATAGCAATCTTATTAGTGCTAGATTAGATTTGAGAAAATCTATCTTCTTGAATAGCAGTTCTTGCGATCCTCTGCAGCTAAATAAATTAGAAGAGAATACTGCAAAATTTTTTATGAAGGCTTCAGATAACAATATTTTAGAATACATTATGTCTAATAAAGTATTATTAGTAGAAGGTGATGCTGAATATATATTAATGAGTCAATTTTATTATAACTCAACATCAGAAGAGATTGAGAAAAGTGGTATTCATATAATATCTGTTAGGGGGACAAGTTTTAAACGATATTTGGATGTCGCAAAAATTTTAAAAATTAAAACAGCCATAATCCGTGATAATGATGGAAACTATAAAAACAATATCACTGAGTCATATAAGAATTATATATCAGACATAATCCAGGTTTTCTCTGATGAAAATGATGATATAAAGACTTTTGAAATTGCTGTATTTAATGAAAACCGAAATATCTGTAATGAGTTGTTTGCTCCTGGTCGAAAAACTTTGTCAGTCTTAGATTATATGTTATCAGAAAAAGCTCAATGTGCATTTGAATTGCTGGATAAGAAAGGAGAGGAACTTTCCGTCCCTAAATATATAATAAAGGCAATAAATTGGATAAGAAAATAATTTTTGCTGTTGCAGGTTCAGGGAAGACTACATATATTGTTGAATCAATAAATGAAGAAGATCGTTTCCTCGTTATAACTTACACTGTAAATAATTTAAGAAATATTTCAGCTTCTATTAAGAGGAAATTTGGATACTTCCCGCAAAATATAGAAATCTATACATATTTTAAATTTCTTTATTCATTTTGTTTCGCACCATTTCTTGCATATGAGTTAGATGCAAGAGGCTTATTCCTAGATTTCCCACCACGGAATACATTAAAATTTAGACGAACAGACCCTAGGTATTATCAAACAACTGACGGGAAATTGTTTAAGAATCGGTTGGCAAAACTTCTTGAGGTTAAGGATGTAATACCTGAAATCATTAAACGTTTAGAAAAATACTATGATTATCTTTACATTGATGAGGTGCAGGACTTTGGGGGTCATGATTTTAATTTCCTAGAATCAATTCTCCAAACATCAGTTGGAGTGTTAATGGTAGGTGACTTTTATCAACATACCTTTGATACCAGTAGAGATGCCAAAATTAATGAGGGGCTCCATGATGATTATATTTCATATATATCTAGGTTTCAAAAGATTGGGATACAGTTCGATACAACGACATTAAGTAATAGCTATAGATGTAGCCCTCAGATATGTAATTTTATTACTTCAAACCTTGGAATTAAAATAGAATCTCATCGGACAGATCAAACTCATGTGTATGAAATCTCGGATTATGACAATGCTAAAAAGATATTTAGTGACAATTCAATAATTAAGTTGTTCTATCAGAGAAGTGATAAGTACCTAGGCTTTACCAGAAATTGGGGAGATTGTAAAGGCGAAGATTGCTATGAAGATGTTTGCGTTCTATTAAATGCAACGACATATTCACTTTATCAAAAAAGGGAATTATATAAATCAGCTCCTTTGACAAGAAATAAGCTCTATGTCGCATTTTCCCGAACTAGAAACAATCTCTATATACTTCCAGAAACCTTGATAAGCAAATAGTTTATTGTTTGGCGCCAGGAACAGGAAAGCATGAGCTTCATTAATTATCATAATCAGACAAGAATAAAGGAATAGCAACTTCAACGTTTTTATGGAGTTTCTTTTCTTCCACATGAACTGATAATGATAGATAGATCACGGCTTCTCTTATATATCGCAAGAGTCTAAAAGTCTTTTCTGAAAGTTCGAATTCTGTCACCGAAAAAGCTAGAGTATCATTGCATAAATCTCCTTCAGTTTCATCTAGTTTAAACCAATGTATTTTGCAATACTTATGTTCAAGATTATTCCTTAAATCGTAAATTCTTTTTGCATCAGGATCTGCAACCTCAAGATACTCCATATCTTTTCCATCATTTGAAAACAAATCTTTACTTAAGAAATACAACCCTCTTAATGGATTATTGTTCAATCCCTCTATGTTAGGATCAATTTGATTATTTCTATACCAAACATTTTTAAAGTAAACTTTATTCTTATCCTTCCCTAATCTTAAATATTCATTTAGGAAGTATCCAATTTTGTCAAACAAGGAGTATAGCATCTTAAATGAGTTTTTTAACTGCTCATATCTAAATCCATACTGGGGATAATCAAATGTATCAACTAGGCATCTGCCTTTATCCGAGAAATGAATGCCTTCCCCAGATAATTCATGTTCATAGCAATAGAATAAATACCTAGCAGTCAAATACTCTTGTTTTATTTGATTATAAAACCCTTGGAAAACAGGTGCTGAAAAATCTCGTACAAGCATACTCGGGAGTGAAGTAACATCATGAGCAATCGCTGTATCAAAGAATAAATCATTTAGAGGGTTAAGGAATAAACCGTTGTCAAGAACCCATTTTTTATAAGATTTTTCCTGATCAGTCTTCCCTAATGAGTACTTCTTAAACTCATTCCTTTTTGATAAAAAACTTTCCCCAAGTTTTTTCTTAATGGCTTCTACACCTGAATCGAATACTGTTTGTGCTTCTTTAGGAATATTGGGCTGACTTGAATAGGTTCGAAGTAATCTATACGCATGTCGCAAAACTAATGCTTCATGATTTGTATCATATAGATAACTAGCATAATAAATTAATCCATGGCCATAATTACATCCAGCCATCCCAAATGTTGGCTCAATCTCCAATGCATTTTTCCAACACTCGATAGCATAAATAATTCGTCCTGATACAGAAAACATGTTTCCGAGATTTGTATATGCCTGAAGAAAAATATTTTTTCTAATATGATCGGAAATATTGTTTGTTGAAACACATCTTCTAAATGATTTTATTGCATTGATATGTTCATTACGATTATAAGCCCATAAACCTTGCGATGTTGAGGAACGTATCTTATCCAAATCTGCCCAAGCATTACCGATATAATATTCAAGAACAGCAAGGTCATCCGGTGTATTGCAATTATCTCTAATTGATTCTGCACTACTTATGCAATCATAAAGTGCTTTTTCATTTTTCTCCTCGTAAGATTTATCTATTAGCTTACCAATTTGAATAATATCTCCATTTATCAATCGCGCACCCCTTGTTGTGAGTTAGCTTTGCATCAAAATCTATTCATCATAAATCTCCATACTGAAAAATAATACATATTTAAACTTCAGAAATGATGTATTGAACTCTTTCAAGTTAAGCCTCATCTTTCACTCTTCGCGCATCTTATAACTCCCTAAATTGTCTTGCCAATTGTATAAATGAGGAATTAGGCAGGACTTGTTTGGAGGGAATAAACAGGTATTGCCATTCCTTGTAGTTATTGGCATTTCCCCACCGAGAAGCTACTTCACAATACTGGATTCCTCGTTTCTTCTTTGCTATAACATCAGGATCATTCAATCGATCCTCACCTTTCACCTCTACAAGATATATAACATCTTTGGTCTCAACCACGAAGTCTGGTTCATAGATGTGACCATGATTATACGTGATGTTGAACTCTTGTGGCATCGGGCGTAGCCAATTTATAACATCGCTGTCAACCTCGAGGATTCTTCCGAGTACCAATTCAGGATGGCTATCAAACTTAGCAGTATCAAAAACACCTTTCTTTATTCCTTCAAAGAGAACGGATTGGATTTTCTCTGAATAACTTTCATCAAATAAATTGCTGCGTTCTTTATAGTTGTAGGTTTGTTGAAGATTGTAGTTCCGAGTTCCAACAACCTCTTCCTGGAAAAAACCATTTTCACAGTAGAAGTGTTGCATCATTTGATCATATATTTTTTTTGCAATGTCTCGCTTGAACATCATGACGATATTCTTCATTCCGTTCATTCCAAACTTATTCTCATAATGGCTACAAAGCTGGGATATTAGCTTAAAAAGCAGCGCGGCGCATTTCTCGTAATCAATTTCAGGTTTCTTTCTAAGCTCTTCAAGAATGACCTTCTGTGGGTTATAACCTTCAAAATCAATGGTATCACCTTTGATGCGTTGCCTGTCATGCATATCTTCAAGATTTTGAATAATCATCTCATTCTTGATTGGTGCATGCGTAAACTCAGAAAGGTCTAGATTAAAGTCAATAAAAACATACTCTTCAACCCCAGCATCAGTAATTTTTATCCTTGGTATGGGGATGAACTTCGACTGGGCAGCACGATGCGTTCTTTCCGTATGCTCTTGTAGCCATAGGTCAAAAGGCATCTCGTTTTCTTTGTAGATATCAGCCAGGTCTTTATCCTGTGATAGTTGATTCTTAACATTTTCAATGATCTGTTCTTTCTGGTCTAAGGTGATGTTATGTGTTGGTGTATCTTGGATGATTTTAACAACTTCTTCACTAACAAGTTCTTCCGCCTTACGGAACATAGCGTCAGCAGTCTCGGATTTTTCAATATTTGTTTGGCTGTATGCTGTCTCTAACATTTCGTCCGATTCATTTTCCAACGTCAACTGAGTAACTGAGATTTTTTCCGGTACGATTTCTTCAGCTTTAATGATGTTCCCAGCCTTGAATATTGAATCTCCTTTCTGTGCCTCTCTCAGGAGCTCCTGGAATTTGTCGTGCGCGGTGAGCATGACTGCATCAACTTCCTTATCACCGGTACGCTCACCATACGGTAAACGTAAACCACGCCCCACCATTTGCTCACGTAAAATCTTTGAAGCAGCGGTTCGTAATGGAACGATAGTATACAGATTGTTCACATCCCATCCTTCCTTGAGCATGTTCACATGTATGACAATCTCAACAGGATTATTAGGGTTCTCTACATCGAGCAGAAGCCGGGTATTTGTATCACTTTCCGACCCTTTCTGTTTGGAGTGGACAATTATGGTTTTATTGCTGTAAATACCATCATGGAATTCATCTGACTTCACAAACCTTTCAACCCAAGCTGCATGCTCTGTGTCTTTACAAACGATAAGCATGAATGGTTTGACTTCCGGTCTATTATGATTAGCTGCGTAGACTTTCAATTTGAGTCTTGCATTCTCGTGGCAGGCAATACCATCGAGAAGCATCAACTTGTCGAGTTGTTCCTCACCAAAATTAAAAAAATCAATATCGGTACGAGTTACAGCAAATGGGGTGCGTGTATAGCCATCTTCGATAGCCTTGGACAACGGATATTCATATACTATATTCTTGAACGGCACCTGTTTGCTTCCATTTGGAACGAGTGGAGTGGCAGTTAACTCAATACCAAAGAGTGGATGCAATTCATTAAGTGCCTGAGCTCCTTTCGCTGCCCGATAATGGTGTGATTCATCCATAATGAGCACCAAATCATCCAAATTGGAAAGGAATCGATAGAACGAATCTCCTATGGTCTCGCTGACCTTCTTCATATTTGCATCCTCTTTATTGAATTTATCAATATTGAAAACAAAAATATGGATATCAGAATCAAATAGCATCAGAGGTTTTTCCTTGTAATCCTCATCGGCAATTATCTGCGGTGGATTACTGAAGCAACCAAGTCCATTGAATACATATTTATGGTAACTAGGGTCGATCAAATCCTTTTTCAGTTTCTCATAGATCGTTGTATTCGGCGCAACGACAAAAAAGTTCTTAATATTGTGTTGCGTATATAAGTAGGCGATAAATGCTCCCATTAGCCGAGTCTTGCCAACGCCGGTAGCCAAAGCAAACGCTAGCGACACAAAGTCTCGTTCAAAATCTGTGCATATCGGATACAGGGCATGAACAGCCCCGAGAGCTGCCTTCAAATTCATGCCTTTCCGCAATGTTAAGCTTGTGGTGATCTCCTCAAGTATCTTTAATGATTCTGTTTGTGGCCTACGAAGAGACATCACACCACTAATATAGTCGGTGGTATAGTGAGGATAACGGTTACTCATTGCATTCCACCTCCATATCATCCTCATATACAGGAGGATGAATGATATTCAGATTATAATCTGTTCTACCGAATTCACATCGGTCGAGGAGCATTTGCGGTATCTTCTTTAAAGAAATATGCTTATAAGCGCTTTCTAGCCCTGCATCAAAGGATCGGCAAGCGATTATAAGATACTCATTTTCTTCCATAGTATCTTTAATGGAATCTAGATAAGTACTGTTCATGTGACGTGTGGTAACAAAGAGAAATGACTTCTCATTGCCCACGGATTGCTTCCAGAACAGGTCGTTATCCGGTTGATATTCAAAACCCTCGTGAAGAGCCACCGCCGCGGCCAACATTTCTGCGCTATACTCTGTATTTATCACAGGCTCCCCGAAAGAATCTGTGTTGATGAGGGTGGGTGCGAGCTCAAAAAATCGGTACCCTCCACCACCTTTCCAAGAGACAGACTTTGTGATCCCCCCCTTATCTTTTCCAGCAACAACTTTATCAAGTCGTACTTTACAGTGGGTATATGCATGTTCTCCCATCTCAATCCCAATCCACCGCCTACCCATTTTGTGGGCGACTGCTGCTGTAGTTCCAGAGCCAAGAAAGGAGTCAAGCACAAGGTCATTTTGATTTGTTGCGATATGAATTATTCGTTGTAATAATCGTTCTGGTTTTGGGGTATCAAAAGCGTTTGCAGCACCAAAAAGAGCGATAACTTCTTTCTTTGCTTCTTGATTGTGTCCCACTTCTTTATTCGTCCACCAGGTCCAAGGGACTACTCCTTCACGTTCATATAAATACGTCTTCCTCCTAGGAATACCCCTTCCATCCTTACCGAACCACATTCTTCCATCTCTTACTTGTTGCAGATACACTTCCTCAACATTTTTCCAACATCGTCCTTCTGGAGGAGTGTATTCAATACCTGCTGGTGTGACAATTTTGTACATTTGATTCGGTCGAAAACCTTGTGCGGTAAAATCTGAGGAAGTCCAAGGTCCACGGGGGTCCTCATCTGGATTTTTAAAATTTTTAATTTGACTATCATTGAGAGGAATTTTATTCCGTACATTTTTAAAAACTTCCCTATTTTTCGCATAGGACAAAACATATTCATGACCATCACTTATTACAGCACGCATATCTGGAGATGTACGCTTCTGCCAGAGATTAGTAGCCAGGTAGTTATTCCGCCCAAAAACCTCATCACAAAGAACCTTTAAATATGCTTGTTCATCATCATCAATACTGATCCAAATGCTTCCATCTGTAGCGAGTAATCTCCATAGAATCTGTAACCGTGGCCGCATAAGATTAAGCCATTGGCTATGTTCCAGATTATCATCATACTGCTCAAAAGCAGAACCTGTATTATAAGGTGGATCTATATAAATGCATTTGATCTTCCCCGCAAAATTGATTTCTAGCGCCTTGAGTGCCAACAGATTATCTCCATGGATCAGCATGTTTTCAGTATCAGATTCTGCAAAATTATTTGACATCGTTGCATTCTCAATTAAAATGCGCGGTTCAACGATTATGGGTTCCGCTTTCCCATACCAAGTCAGTTCCAATTTATTAGCCATTATTTATTCCTGTACCCTTACTGCTATTATTAAAATTACAATCCTCTAATGGATTAATGATGCCATGGGATGTTGGTGTAGTTTACATCAATACGAAAATAATCAAGCTCACATTACATAATTACAATTAACAAAAAGAGGATAAGGATCATCACGACCAAAATTATCCCGAAGGTCTTCCAGCCGCCAGTAATATTATCCTGTTCAGGATTAGATTTTGGTGATTTAGCTTTAGGCTGTGACCTTGTAGCTTTAACAACTGAACGAGCAAAATGATTAACTAGGAATTTACTCATTACCCTCTCCTCTTCATAATGCTAGATTCAAATTCTTCTAGAGTTTAATTTATTTCACTACCATTACACCACATTATTTCCAATTTCGTAAGACCTAGCGCAGAATCCTCACAATTAGGTAGCATTTTTGTACCTACATGGCCTAAAGGTCCATTTACTTTCCATCGAAATAGGTCCCAATAACTATACAACTAATCAGCAATAACACAATATGGACAAGGGTTCTAAAGAAAAGGGATTCCAATCTATCGCAAGATCTGTTTAAGTGGAGAATTGAAGGATTCTCAATTACTTCGCTTAGCAAAAATCCTGAATCTGATCCTTGAATATCCTATGAGGCAGATGTGGGATTAATACTAATGTGAAACAATAGAAAAGCCAGTATTAGGCAAGTCCCTTTCTTTCAATCCAAGTGTCATGCCCTGATATACCCCCATCTGCGCTCTTGAATCTTAACACATTCAATAAACTAGAAGGGAATATCATTATCAAATCTAACTTTTTCGTCGTCCTCAGGCAATCCAAGTACCTCTCTATACGTCTTAAGGAGCTTGTTCTGGAGATACACCGTTGGCTCTCCGCACTGTTCACAGAACCTTGAGTCGGGAAGATTCTCGTGGGATTGGCTATCATGCAAATTTCCGTAATCGTCCTCCCATTGAGCAGGTATGCATCTGTTAACCAATGGCAATCCACAAATCCGACAATAGGTGGCATCAGCACTGAATTCTTCGTTCTGGCACCGTGGGCATTCCTTGACTTTATTTGTTTTCCGATCGTATTTGATCTCGGACTTGTATATCATCGAGAAGTCTCCTTCAGTATATTTTTCTAAGCTTTGTTTTATCTGTAAATGGTATTCGCTATCTTTGAATGCAGTAGGTTTCCCGCATGCATAGCAATGTTTCGCTTCAGGATGATTGAGATGCGACGGATCATGTGTACATGGATTTGTTAACGGAGTACCGCATATCCTGCAGTATCCAGCGTCTTCTGAGAAAATCTCATTTCCACAGACAGGACATGGGGAAAATTGTGTGTGAAAATTCACACCAAGATCCCTGTAGCTGAATCCTGAATCATTAATCTTGAACGTAAATTGCTTTCTGCCACACTCGAAGCAATGGGAGGCCCCCGGTAGCCGTACCCATCCACAATGGGAGCAATACCAGGTTGCAGCATGTTTAATGTGTTTCGTGGATTCCCAATCTATCTTTGAAGTACTGTACTTGTTGATATCTGCCTGCAGCAACCCAATCCTGGCTTTTGCGGCAGGAGACGAGATGTCGAATGCTTTCTCGATCAAGGATTCCGCACTGAAGCGAGCCTTTAAGTTCGAGGTAACCGGAGTCTGTTGGATAACTACCCAACCTTCGCTTCCATCAGCAACTTTTGAGATGCCGTGACTATCCAAGAGCCGTTCGGTATGGTAGGCGGGACAAAGAAGGTTTCTGGCAAAGCAATTCGCTTCGTTCTCTAAGCGCTTATAAAGCTCTTGCCCCACTCCTCCCCTCTCAAGTATGGGTTTGCCATATTCTTCATGGTGGCCGAGAAAGATGTGTCCGATCTCGTGTGCAATGGTAAACCGAATACGTTGCTTCTTCTTTTTTTCATTATAGTAGACGATGTATTTGCCACATCTCTCATCCATAACAGCGGCACCATCCTCTGATCCAAAAAACTTGAAGCAGTTCTTTTGGGATATACCTGATTGCTCCATAAGTTTTCCATAAGAACAAAACTCAAACAAATTATGGAATTGATGTTGAATAGCATGCAGACTCACCGGAAATCGGTCGATGCCGGAGTCCTCAAGTACGATCAAGGCTTCAATTATGGGTTGTTGGTAATCTGGATACAGTCGCATCAAAAGTCATCAGAAGCCTGGGGCTCGATGACTCCATCGCTATCAGCATCCTGGAAGGCTGTAGCAAAATTGTTTCGTAGGATTTCCATCATCCGCTCCCTATCGTCTTCGGACATGGACTTCGACGCACGCGCAATAATCCTGATATCCTTGTCATCATCAATCGTCTTGTTCAAACTGAGAAGGTAATTGTAGTCAATGTGCAGCGCCTGCGCAATAGCTTTCAGGGTACTCGGATCAGCCACGATATCTGGATTGTTTTCGATTCGTGAGATGGTGGCATGATTGAGGTGTATAGCCCGGGCAAGTTCCCGTTGGGTCATATCAAGCTTTTCACGTTTTTCCTGAATGACTTTTCCCAATGTGAGTTCGCTTTCGCTCATATCCATCCCCTTTTCTCTCGTTATTCACCTTCGATAGCAGTCAAAATGTTCAGTAACAGGTAGATACTACCAAAAATGTTGATTCTAGTCAACATTTTTCAAATCTTCTCATTTTGTGTTGACTCGAAGCAACAATTATTGTACTTTCACTCTGTTGATTCGATGCAACACCATACCCCCAAAGCCTTCGGGCTGCATTTTTTTGGGGTATGTGTTGCTTCGAGTCAACAATAAAATCGATTCGAGCCTGACAACGTTTAGGGCGAGGAATCCTGATGCAACAGCCTGTCACACCAAGAGTGTTGGCGGGCTGTTTCGGGTCTCCTGGTCTCGTTGTGCCCTCAGGCTTGCAATCTGATCATCACGACTTCGAATGGCGTCATGACCTCGCCCTCCGTCTCAGGCGGGAGGCACACATGGCAAAGGACGCCAAGACAGAATTCTTCTATTACATCGACGAAAAACCGTACCGACTTACCCCAGGTAAGGACGGAATCACCCAGGAGATCATCACTGTTCTCCGTGACTCATACCATGCCGAGAAACTGAACGACCGGTATGAGGATGAACTGCAGGATGCGAAGTTCAAATTCTCAAAGACCCTTCACGATGCCAACCCGACAGCTCATCCAACAGATCCCATCGAGCATCTTGTGGATAATTCCCAAGCCCCAGAGGAGGTCCTATTCCAGGATGAGCTTCCCCCCTCGATCAGGGATCAGGTACACACGATCATCCCACAGCTGATCCCCGCCCAACAGGAGCTTTTCTGGAAGCTCTGTGAAGGCCGACAACTCGTCGATATCGCCCGGGAGGAAGGGACCACGGACAATGCGATCCGTAGCCGCCGCAGAAAGATGTTCGATCGCATCAGGGCTCTCTATGCCGAGGAGTTTGGGGATGCATAATCCCCGTTTTCTCCTTGGGGTACGGATTTCAGGTATTAGGCAGAGGATGTACACACGGGGTGATGCCACACCGAAACAGCCTCCGGGGAAACAACACCCCGTACAGCGATGGAGAAACACAATGAAACTTCAACACAGGGTCCAGATCAATGTGGCCCAAGGCGGGGAAGGAACCCAGGGAGTGCTGGGTAGTCGTGGACGAAAGTTACCCGCAAGGCTGCTGCGATTTCTGTTCGGCCAGTACAGCGAAGTGCTCGTACTTACACCGGGCAAAACGGTCAGGAGCGTCGAAATACATGAGATGCAAGAAGGAGTGAATGAAAATGGAAGATAAAGCCCAGTTGTTGCTTGATGGAGCCAAGGGATTCAGATCTCTTGCGGAGGCGCTCGAATTAGCCGCCGAAGTGCTTCGCACACAAGACCTGAAGAACCTGCTCGGACAGAAGGAGATCCAACCAGACCTTTTTGAAGCACAGGACTCCCAAGCGTTTCAAGAGCCCCCAAAGGATGAGAAGCCTTTGTCTCTGATCGATGTGCGCAAGATACTCGCAGAGAAGTCACGTGATGGTTACACGGACCAAGTGCGGCTGCTCCTGCAAAAGTATGGAGCTGACAAGCTCTCAGCGATCGATCCCTCCCATTTCAGAAATCTTGCCGATGAGGCCCTTTGTTTGGGAGCGACATTGGAAGATTTGAAGGCTGCCGTCAACGCAATCACCTCGAAGGACAAGGCCGATCAGCTGCCAGCCATCTTCGAACACCACTACGCCACCAGCCTTGAGGATCTGAAACCGGAATATTACCCGGGTTTCCTCAGGGATATCAGGAGGCTTGCCGATGAGTAGGCATGCCCTTCTTTCTCCCTCATCGGCCTCGCGATGGACAATGTGCCCGCCATCGGCACGCCTATGCGAACACATCGAGGAGAAATCAAGTGTGTTCGCCGAGGAAGGAACCGAAGCCCATACCCTATGCGAGTACAAGGTCAAGCTTGCCCTGGGAATCAAGATGGAGGACCCGAGACCCACCCTGCACTACCACAATGAGGAAATGGAAAGCTGTACCGATGAATATGCCGCATTCGTTCTCGAGGCATTGCAGCTTGAGAAGGATGCTCAAAAAGATCCGTTGATACTCCTTGAACAACGCCTGGATATCAGCACGTATGTACCTGAATGTTCTGGGACCGGAGACTGCATCATCATCGCCGACAGGAACCTGCATATCATCGACTTCAAGTACGGACAGGGGGTCGAAGTCTCTGCAGACCACAATACCCAGATGATGCTCTACTCCCTCGGAGCTCTTGATATGTTCGGCTCGTTGTATGAGGTGGAAGAGGTATCGATGACCGTATTCCAACCCCGCCTTGCAAACGTGAGCACGTTCACCATGACTGCCGATGACCTAACCAACTGGGCTGAATCCTATCTCAAACCAAGGGCTGAATTGGCATTCCGGGGCAAGGGTGAATTCTGCTCAGGTTCCCATTGCCGCTTCTGCAAGGTGAAAGCCACCTGCCGTAAGCGTGCCGAGGCAAACCTGGATCTCGCTCGCTACGAGTTCTCCGAGCCTGTACTCCTGGGAGATGACGAGATTGCAGAGATCCTGAAGCAAGCTGACGAGTTGGCTTCTTGGGTAAGCGATATCAAGGGGTACGCTCTTTCGGTATTGGGTAGAGGAGGAAAACTGGAAGGTTTCAAGCTGGTCGAAGGTAGATCGATACGCAAGTACACCGATGAGCAGGCTGTCGCCGAGGCAGTCAACTCTTCTGGATTCGATCCCTACGACCACAAGGTACTGGGAATCACAGCAATGACCGAATTGCTGGGAAGAACACGATTCAAAGAGATCTTGGGCCCATTCATCTACAAGCCCAAAGGCAAACCGACGCTCGTACCGGAAAGCGATAAAAGACCGGCTATCACAATCAACGACTTTGACGACATGGAGGAAAAGTAATGTCAACAATCGCAAATCCAATGAAGGTAATCACCGGAAAGAACACCAGATGGTCCTATGCAAATGTGTGGGAGCCCAAGTCCATCAATGGAGGGTCTCCGAAGTACTCGGTCTCCCTGATCATCCCCAAGAGCGACAAGGCAACTGTGCAGAAAATCAAGGCTGCCATCGAGGCTGCGTACAAGGAAGGTGAGGCAAAACTCAAGGGCAACGGAAGGACAGCCCCGTCGCTTGCATCGCTGAAGACTCCCTTGCGCGATGGGGATATCGACCGCCCGGATGACCCAGCCTACGAGAACGCATTCTTCATCAATGCCAACAGTGCCACCGCACCCGGTATCGTTGATGCGGATTGCAACCCCGTGCTGAACCGCAGTGATGTGTACTCGGGTGTCTACGGACGGGCCTCGATCACCTTCTATGCGTTCAACTCCAACGGCAACCGCGGCATCGCATGCGGCCTGCAGAATCTGCAGCTTATCCGCGATGGGGAACCCCTGGGCGGCAAGGCAAGTGCAGAGAGTGACTTCGCCACCGACGACGAGGATGATTTCCTTGCCTGATCTCTTCACAAGAGGACGGTGGCAATACGCTGCCGTCCTTTTAATATGTGCTTACTTGAAACCCAACTTCGTTACCAGGAGATCAGGATGAACTACCTTAGCATCGATATCGAGACATATTCCTCGATCAATCTAGCCAAGAGCGGAGTTTACCGTTACTGCGAGGCAGAGGACTTCGAGATCCTCCTGTTCGGTTACAGCGTGGACGGCGGAGAGGTGAAGATCGTCGATCTCGCCCGGGGAGAGAAAATCCCCAAAAACATAATCAGTGCTATCTACGATGATGGCATCATCAAATGGGCGTTCAATGCAACCTTCGAACGCATTTGTCTTTCCTGCCATTTGGGATTGCCGACAGGTACTTATCTGGATCCGTCCTCCTGGCGTTGCACGATGATCTGGTCGGCGTATCTGGGACTACCCCTATCGCTGATGGGTGTCGGTGCAGTGCTCGGTCTTCAGAGACAGAAGCTCTCCGAGGGCAAGGATCTGATCAGATACTTCTGCACACCATGCAATCCTACTATCACCAACGGCGGACGTACCAGGAATGAGGCTGATGATGCACCTGACAAATGGAAATTGTTCATCGAGTACAACAAGCGCGATGTCGAGGTTGAGATTGCCATCCATCAGCGCCTCTGTCGATTTCCGGTTCCCGATGCCATCTGGGATGAGTACCGCCTTGATCAAGGCATCAACGACCGGGGTGTGCTGGTCGACAAGAATCTCGTGGGTAATGCAATCAGGATGGACAAACGTGCCCGAGAAGAGTTGATTGCGAAGATGAAGGATCTCACTGACCTCGAGAATCCCAACTCGGTATCCCAGGTAAAGACCTGGCTATCAGAGAACGGTCTTGAAGTCGATTCTCTTGGCAAGAAGGATGTGAAGGCGGCTTTGCAGGATGCCCCGCGCCAGATCCAGGAAGTACTCGAGCTCAGGCTTCAGCTTGCCAAGTCGTCGGTGAAGAAGTACCAGGCGATGGAAAATGCAGTTTGCAGCGATGGCAGGACAAGGGGCATGTTCCAGTTCTACGGGGCAAACCGTACCGGGAGGTGGGCCGGAAGACTCGTGCAAATGCAAAATCTACCCCAGAACCATCTGGAGGATCTGGAGACTGCAAGAACCTTGGTGAATAGCGGTGGGTATGAAGCGGTGCAGATGTTGTATTCCGATGTTCCCAACACATTGTCGCAGTTGGTCCGTACCGCCTTCATTCCCAGGAAAGGATATCGGTTCATTGTATCGGACTTCTCTGCAATAGAAGCAAGGGTGCTCTCCTGGCTTGCAGGGGAAACCTGGCGCATGGAGGTCTTTGCGGGCAATGGCGACATCTACTGTGCATCCGCTTCTCAGATGTTCAAGGTCCCTGTAGAGAAGCATGGCCAGAATGCCCATCTAAGACAGAAAGGGAAAATTGCCGAATTGGCGCTCGGGTACGGCGGGTCGGTGGGAGCTCTGAAGGCGATGGGCGCTCTGGATATGGGCCTTGAAGAGAATGAGCTCAAGCCATTGGTAAATGTGTGGCGTCAATCCAATCCGAACATCGTCCAGTTTTGGTGGGATGTGGACAAGGTGGTTAAGGAAGCAGTCAAGGATAGGATCTCGACCAACACACATGGCATCAAGTTCTCGTATGAGAGTGGCTTCCTGTTCATCACCTTGCCATCAGGCAGACGGCTTGCCTACGTGAAGCCCCGTATGGGTACCAATGATTTTGGCAGCGATTGCGTAACCTATGAGGGTGTGGGAGCCACAAAGAAATGGGAACGCATCGAAACATATGGGCCCAAGGTGGTGGAAAACATCGTCCAGGCAATCAGCCGTGACATTCTCTGCTACTCGATGCAGCAACTCAAGGATCATCGGATCTGCATGCACATCCATGACGAGATCGTCATCGAGGCACCTGCTGAAGTGGAACTGAAAGACATCGAGGCTTCCATGGCGGCATCGCCATCATGGGCGAATGGATTGCTGCTCAATGCGGATGGCTTTGAGACCAAATTTTACAAGAAGGACTAAATATGAATATACGCAACAAGGAAGGATATATGGATAGGACCCCCTATGAGGCCATGAAGATTATTGAGAAACAAGCAAGACCACATTTTGATTATCATCCCATGGTCTATATCTGCTCTCCATATGCTGGGAATATCGAAGAGAATGTGTTCCATGCCAGGCGTTACAGCCGCTTTGCTGTCGAGAAAGGTTATCTTCCGATAACCCCTCACCTGCTCTATCCCCAGTTTCTTGATGACGGGCTTCAGAGCGAACGCGACCTGGGCATGTTCTTCGGCATCGTGCTCATGAGCAAATGTTCGGAAGTTTGGGTGTTTGGTGACCGGATCAGTACAGGAATGCAGATTGAGATTGATAGGGCTCGCTGCAAGGGATACAAGGTGAGATTTTTCGGCAGCGATTGCCTTGAGACCGAACCCAGGAACATTTGATCATTTCATTTCCTCCTCTGTGGTTTCCCTTTTCCCAAATTCAAAGGGTACGGTTTTTCGGCAATAAGAAGGAGGAATAATTATGAGTCGAAAAACCTTACCCTGTTATAGCCAAGACCGGTGCAACAATGATGTGTGCCATTCCAGTGAAAGAACATCCCCTTCATTAGATACGCTGATTCCCATCAACTATGAAACCCCAGTCCCTACTGTCAGTGCACGGGACCTACATCAGGCATTGCAGGTGTCTACCCGTTACAATGATTGGTTCTCTCGAATGTGTGACTTTGGATTCATCGGCGGAAAGGACTTTTACTCAAATCTGAGTAAAAGTATTGGGGGTCGCCCGGGCATCGACCATGAGATTACTATTGCTATGGCCAAGGAGCTGTGCATGCTCCAGCGCTCTGAAATGGGCCGAAAATTCCGACGGTACTTCATTGCTATAGAGGAAGCATGGAACTCTCCCGAACACATCATGGAACGCGCACTGCAGATCGCACACCAAAGAGCACTCGAGGCGCAACGACGGATCATGGATCTCACGGAAGAAAATGAAACCCTCGAGATCGCCTTGAATACCTCACTACAGTTCTACACCGTGGCGAAATACAACAAGGTTTTCGGGAAACACTGGAATCTTGCACAATCCCAGGCCATCGGCAAGCAGCTTTCGGCATTCTGCCGGTCACGAGCGATCGAGATACGTACATGTGAAACGAACGACGAACGCTTCGGTACGGTGAACAGTTATCCGATCACCGCATGGAACGACTTCCTGAAGGAGATACAATGAACGACCAACTCATCAAGGTTGCGCTCTGCAACCGAAAGACCGACCGGAAGTACAAGAATCAGGAAATGACCTGGCAAGCGATAAAGGATCGTAATGCCAATCCCATACGAACCTCGGAGACGGTACAGGAGTACCCTCGGCTACCACGTGTGCAACGTGATCAGCTGAAGGACCAGGGAGGCTTCGTCGGAGGATGGTTGAAGGAAGGCATCCGAAAAAATGGCCATGTGATTTGCAGGTTGGTGGGAACCCTGGATGCAGACCATATCGAAGGCGGAGAAGACTTCCCCAATAAGGTGAAGAATTCCCTGACGGGTATAACCTATTTCCTCTACTCAACACACAGCCATGCTCCTGAGAATCCCCGCTGCCGCATCGTATTCCCGTTCACCCGTGAAGTAGGTGAAGACGAGTACCCCGCACTCATGCGCATGGTGGCCAAACAGATCGGCATAGACCATTTCGACGACTCCACCTACCAAGCAAACCGTATGATGTACTGGGCGAGTTGTCCATCCAACGGGGAATTCATATTCGAGGCCCAGGACGGGGTTGCGCTTGATCCCGACAAGTACCTTGGCATGTACCACGACTGGAAGGATGCCTCCCAATGGCCGGTCAGCTCCCGTCAGTCCGAGGTCATCCAAACCTCGATGCGTAGCCAAAGCGATCCGCTGGCGAAAGAAGGAATTGTGGGGGTATTCTGTCGAGCCTACCACCCGATCGATGAGGCAATCGATGCGTTCCTTTCCGGTGTGTATGCTCCCTCCACTCAAGATGGAAGGTACGACTACATTCCCGCTGACTCGAGCGCCGGGGTGGTGATCTACGACGGCAAATTCGCCTACTCACATCACGCGTCCGATCCTGCATGCAACAAGACTCTCAATGCATTCGACTTGGTAAGAGTACATCGCTTCGGTGACGACGATCCGAAGAAATCATTCAACGCCATGGCAGATCTTGCCAGCAAGGACGAACGGGTGAAGTTGCTCATCCTTCATGAGCGCAGAATGGAAGCAGAGGCTGACTTTGTACCGGAGGATGACTGGAAAAAACGGTTGATATACGAGACCAGGAGCACCGTGCTCAAAAATTGCGTGTGGAACCTGAACCTGATCCTCGACAACGACCCGGATCTCGCGGGGTTTGCTTACAACGATCTTGCCGGGCGCATTCAAGTCACATCGAAGATGCCATGGGACAGGCCGGTGGGAAATAACTTCTGGCGCGATGCCGATACGGCACAGCTGAAATCCCTCATCGATATCCGCTATGGGTGTTTCTCAAGCCGCAATCATGATGTGTCGTTCACAAAAATCTCAGATGACCGCCATTTCCACCCCATCCGCGACTATCTGAATGGCTTGCCGCCATGGGATGGTGTACCAAGGGTCGAAGAGCTTTTCATCCAGTACCTGAAAGCCGACGATACCTCCTATGTCAGGGAGATAACCAAAAAGACCTTCGCTGCCGCGGTTGCCCGCATTTACCATCCGGGAACCAAGTTCGACAACGTGCTGGTGCTCGACGGCGAGCAAGGTATCGGCAAGAGTACGATCGTGAAGGACCTCGTTGGTAGTGAGTACTATTCTGAAACCCTCTCTTTGGCCGATATGGAGTCCAAGGCGGGTGCCGAGAAGCTGCAGGGGGTGTGGATCGCAGAGATCGGGGAACTGGCAGGAATAAAGAAAGCCGACATTGAGAAAGTGAAGGCGTTCTTCTCCACATCCGACGACCAATACCGCCCCAGCTATGGCAAGGTGGTCGAAAGCCACCCTCGCCAGTGCGTGATCATTGCGACGGTCAACGGAGAACACGGGTACCTTCGCGACATCACCGGCAACCGCCGGTACTGGATCATCAAGTCCAACCTGGCTCGGCATAAGATGACTTGGCAATATTCCGAGGCGTATCGGACCCAGTTTTGGGCAGAAGCGAAGGCCATCTGGCAAAACGGTGAAAAACTCTATCTCGAGGGAGGCTTTCTGGAGGAGGCGGAGGAGGTCCAGAGCGAAGCCATGGAGATCGATGTGCGCGAGGGATACGTCAGGAATTACCTCGATTTTCTGCTTCCCGAGAACTGGGAAGCGATGGACCTCTATGCACGACGTGCATTCCTTTCCGAGAAGGACAGCGGCATGACGGTGAGGGGAACCGTCAGGAGAACCGTGGTCTGCAATATGGAGATCTGGTGCGAATGCTACGGCAAGGACCCCGCAATGATCAGCAAGAACGACTCATATGGGATCACTGCCATCATGCAGAAGATCGAGGGATGGGGTAAATACCAAGGAACAAAAACAGGAACGCGATACTTCCCGATTTACGGAAAGCAACGCGCCTACGTTTTCCAAGGGACGGAACAATCATCGGAACGTTCCAAGCCTGTTCCAGAACTGGTTCCATTGGACTATGACGCAATCCCGTTCTGAGGAGCAGGTTTTGGGGCAACAGGAACAATGGAACAAGAATATCTACTACATAAGTGGAAGTAGATATACAGGGAATGAGAGTGGCGGCGAGGGCGTATATACGCACGTGGGACTTTATAGGACCCCCTGTTCCTTTCGTTCCACTCGTTCCTTCGTTCCAAAGGGAGATTTGGAATGCTTGAGAAAGAGATCGAGTTGCAGCTGGTGAAGGTTGTGAAGAAGATGGGAGGCCGGGCTGTGAAATTCATGAGTCCCGGCTTCGATGGAATGCCGGACCGATTGGTGCTGCTGCCCGGCGGACGGTGCGGCTTTGTGGAAGTGAAGGCCCCGGGCAAAAAGATAAGGGCACTCCAACGGGTAAGGCATGAAATGCTGAAGGCCCTGGGGTTCAAGGCATACGTGCTGGATGCAAAAGAGCAGATAGAGGAGATCATCAATGACATATGCACCGCATGACTACCAACAGTATGCGAGCGACTTTATTGAGCAGCACCCCGTGGCAGCGGTATTACTGCAAATGGGACTTGGCAAGACAGTCATCACATTGACCGCCCTTTCCAACCTCCTCTTCGATTCCTTTCTGGTTCGAAAAATACTGATCATCGCGCCCCTTCGGGTTGCACGGGATACCTGGCCTGCCGAAATCGGCAAGTGGGATCACCTTGGGGATTTGATTCCGTCAGTGGCCGTGGGAAGTACCGCCGAGCGCCTTACTGCCTTGGAGCGCAAAGCTGACCTATACATCATCAACCGTGAGAACATACAGTGGCTGATCGAGGAGACCACCCTGCCCTTCGACTTCGACATGGTGGTCGTCGACGAACTCTCGTCGTTCAAGAACCACCGCTCCAAGCGCTTCAGAGCGCTGATGAAACGCCGTCCCGTGGTAAAGCGCATCGTAGGCCTGACTGGCACCCCGGCAAGCAATGGCCTGATCGACCTCTGGGCGCAGTTCAAACTGCTGGACAAGGGTGTGCGCCTAGGCAGATTCATCGGAGCTTACCGTGATGCATACTTCAGGCCCGACAAGCGCAGCGGCCAGGTGGTGTTCAGTTACAAGCCCGCCCCCGGTGCCGAGGAAAGGATCTACCAAGCGATCGAGGACATCACCATCTCCATGAAGGCCCAGGACCATATCAGGATGCCCGAGCTCGTGACCAATGAATATAAGATTTCCCTCAGCGACGATGAGCGGATGGCCTATGAGAGACTACGGAAAGATCTGGTGCTCGACGCCTCCGGAGGACAGGTGACAGCAGCCAATGCGGCAAGCCTGTCGGGCAAGCTGCTGCAGCTGGCAAATGGGGCTGTGTACACCGACGACGGGAAGACCATTGCCCTTCACGATCGCAAGCTCGATGCGCTTGAGGACCTCATTGAGGCGGCCAACGGGAAAAGTGTGCTGGTGGCCTATTGGTTCAAGCACGACCTTCAGCGGATTGCGGGGAGGCTGGAGAAGCTTGGCGTGTCGTTTTCAACTCTGGATACGAGCGAAAGCCTCCAAAAGTGGAATGAGGGAAAACTCCCGGTCGGTTTGATTCACCCCGCATCCGCTGGGCATGGGCTGAACCTCCAAAGCGGTGGCAATTGCCTGATCTGGTTCGGACTGACCTGGAGCCTCGAACTCTACCAGCAGACGGTAGCGCGCCTGTGGCGCCAAGGGCAGCAGTCCGAGACGGTGGTGGTCCAACATCTCATCACCGAGAAGACCATCGATGAGCGCATCATAAAGGTTCTTTCAGGTAAGGCACTAACTCAGGATGCGTTGATCGAAGCGGTAAAGGCCGAACTTTCAGGGGGCACTCGATGACCGAGACGAGCATGAGACATCTGGCTGCTGCGATTGTGGATCGAGCTGTTAGTGATTGGCACAAGGCGGTATCGCAGTTAGAAGGCAATCCCGATTACGTATATGCATGGGCAGAAAAGGATGAGATCGAACGGTTCTTCGAAAGTGAGTGGTTCGAGCTCCTGTGCGATATCAGCCCCGACTTCACCAAGATTCACCTACAAGAGGCAAGAGCATGAAAGCAAAGGAATATCTGTCGCAGGCATGGTATCTGGACAAGCGCATCAAGACCAAGGAACGCCAGCTCGATTGGCTCAGAAGCCATGCCGTCTACGTCTCCCCCAACCTCACCGAGGTCCCCAAGGCTCCGTCGATCAGGCGCTCTCCCGTAGAGGAGGCGGTGGTGCGCATTACCGAGTTGGAGAATGAGATCAACACCAGCATCGCCCAGTTGATGCGGCTCAAGACCGAGATCGCCGAAGTGATCCGGAACGTGAACAGCATGGAGTGCGAGACGCTGCTGGAGATGCGCTACCTCGCCTTCCTTGCTTGGGACCAGGTGGCAGTGCAATTAGGATACAGCCAGGACTATATCTACCACCTGCATCGGAAGGCGCTGGCGCTGGTGAGGGTCCCTGTCAGTTGAAACACCCTTATCCCTGCAGCAACCACGAATAGGCGGGAACGATGTGGATGATCCTTCCCGTCTTCTCGTCCTTGAGCTCTTCTTCCTCGTACGCGGTGATGATCCACGACTCTTGCAGCCCAAGTTCCTCCATCCCATCAAGAAGCGGTGAAAGTTCCCGCTCCCTTATCTGCTCATCCTTGCCCAAACTCCAGCTGACCTGTATGAGCTGGATATCCGAATCGGGACCAACCGCAAAATCGATCTCATCACCTTGGGAAGTCTTGTAGTAGAAGATCTGCTCAGTAACACGTCGGAGTGCCATGAATACCATGTTCTCCAATACCAGCCCGCTGTTTTCCGAAGTGGAACGGGAATAGGCTTGGACCAACGCATGGTCGACACAGTACACTTTCTTTGGATTGACCGACTGGACAGCCGTGTTGTACGAACGAATGGGAACCGTGAAGATCAAGTAACAGTCCGCAAGCTTTTCGATGTAGTCGCTGATGAGTTCGGGTGAAAGCCTGTTCCGTTCACCCGCAAGCCGCTGTTTCAGCTTGTTGACCGTGATGAGCCGGGAATAACTGCTCATCAAGATATGCACGAGCCGTTTCAACTGGACAGGATGCTGGATATTGTATCTGAGCAGGATATCGCGACTGATCACATCGTTCACCAGATTCTGGAAATAGATCGGCGCCATGGAGCTTTTCGGAAGAACCAACCGCTCGGGCATGCCTCCCATCTCAACGTAAGAATCAAAGGCACGTATGACGGCATCCCTGCTCGCGATATCCGTGATCGCTTGGGGCTTCCCGGTTGCCCGCAGGAATTCCTTGAATGAGAACGGAAACATCTCCCAAGTGAAAGTCCTTCCCCCCAGCTCTGTCGCGATCTCCTTTGAAAGCAGTTTTGCTGAAGAACCGGTGATATACACCTCGCACAACTGTGTCGTCTGTATCCTGTTGACAAACTGTGCCCACCGGTTCACATACTGCAATTCGTCGAAGAAGAAATAGACCTGTTGCTCATGCTTCTGGGGATACATCCCATAGTAGGTATCCGTAATCACCGCAGGATCCGATCCTTCAAGTCTCAGGAAATCAAGGCGATCGTCAGAGAAGTCTATATAACAGATGTTTTCTGCGTCAAGGCCATCGTCAAGAAGGGACTCCATCTTCTCATGCTGCCAGGTGGATTTTCCGCAACGTCGGATTCCTATGATCACTGTCGCTTTTCGCGGAACCGGAAGTATCTGTGTATCCCTGGGGATGATGGGGAATTGGCTCCTCAGGTTTTTCTGTTGCTGGGCGATAATAAGGCGTAACATATCATTCATACGTGCATGATACCCACAAACAGAGTACAAGTCAAATAGTTTTCATGTTTTTGTAAACTTTTGCAGATTAGCTATCTATATTTTGGAAACTTTGGCATCATGTGCGGGTACCAACTTTGAAGCTTTGGTAAATCAGCAATTGCCCTGTATCTATTCTTACGTTCCTGAAATATCCAATGGCATGAATACCAGTAATATAAGGGGAGAATACCAGCGCGGCATGTAGCTCCACTGGTACCTCTCGACTGGTGAGTTGTTGCAAATCTATTGACTCCGGTTTGGATGAAATAGGAAGGACTACAAGAAAGGGAAGGGGTTACTCTGAATCTGTTTTATCCATACAGGTTTCTGCAGTGAGAATGCCATTGCATCTGAACAGTTGATAGACATTTTTCTTATGTTTTAATAGTTGATTTTATTATTGTGTTAAAGTCTTTAATCACTAAAATTGAAAAAATCGACCAAGGTATTAAGGATAATAATGCCATAGTCATTCCAATTATACCAGCTGTCGCTGGTACAGTCATAAGTATTCCGGATACAAGCCCGATATATGCTGTTATTTTTCGAAATTTATGATTCTTAATCATTGCTAAAAAGAAAAGAATTAACGCGATGCCATTAAAAACATAATATACAGCATAGGACGTGCCTCTCCAAATTGAATATAAAGTTTGACCAGATGCAAGCAGAATAGTTTTCTGTTGTTCGGTTACAGCCTGTGCATATTGTCTACTATTTGAAAGCATTTCGATTGATGTATTTGAAGGGAAATACAATGAGAGCCCAATCAGTCCTAATGTTAAAGCGAATATCGGCAATGATTTGTTTCTATCCTTAAGAGCGAAAAAGAGAGCAAGATAAAGGAAGATAGATGCAATCATACTTAGTAGATACAAAAAATCAAAACTAATGAGACCAATAAGCCAGTTATTCTGAAATAGGACAAACCAGTCAATAATAGTTGTTGGATGAGGCCAAATTACATAAAAAATTATTTGAACAGGAATCATGGTAAGCATAAAGGCAGCAGAAATTATCCCTGTTCGGTATATAGCTATTTTGAAACTAGTTTGCTGCTCAATGCTATTTTGTATTTCCATTGTCTTATTTCCTTTTTACTCAAATCAGTATGGGAAATAATAAATTAGTCTCTATTATTTATTAACTGCAGGGTCAATGGTTTTTTTACAGTATAGTACTATCCCTTTAACCTTTACAATAAATAACTCAATAATAAGCCCGAATAGGGTTTATTCGGTGCTTGAGAACGCATTCAAGAACAGGTGTATGGACTGATCATGAGTGCTCCCGATATCCTTGGAACCCAATCGTTAAAATATCAGAAAATAACAGTTGTGCTCAGTTCGTCTTGTACGCTACTGTACACTCAGACAAGTCCAATCGAGAGCTCGGGAATTCCTCCCGGGCTTTCTTTTTGCCCCAAGGAGTACCCCTCATGCCCTACAAGCCCAAGCGACCGTGCAGCCACCCAGGCTGTCCACATCTCACCGACGGTCGGTACTGCGAGGAGCATGCGAAAGAGGCTGCGAGCGCCTACGAACGCAACCAACGAGATCCCGGCACCCACAAGCGCTACGGATCCACTTGGAGGAAGGCCCGGAAAACATTCCTTGAAGGGCATCCCTTCTGCGAGCTGTGCAGGAGAGAGGGACGCCTTACACGAGCGACGGTTGCCCATCATATCACTGCCACTAGATATGGTGGTACGGATGACGAGGAGAACCTCATGGCACTATGCAACAGGTGCCACTCAGCCCTCCACGGGCGCCAGAGAGACCGATGGAACGTTAAAAGGTAACTATTAGTAGCGCCAACCCTAGGGGTATCTGAATCTCTACACCATATGTAGTGTACAACGGGCAGGGGCAATCACGCGGAAAAATTGGAATTCAAACGGGGGATTGACCCCCTCATCATACGAAGGCGGTGCGACATGGCAAAAGACGGTACCAACCGTGGCGGTGCCCGCGTCGGTGCAGGGAGGAAACCCAAGGCTCTCTCAGAGAAAATCCACGATGGCAGAGCGGCCCGCGTGGTGCAATTGCCCGAGGCTCCCGAGCTCGAGGGCGCGGACATGCCTGAGGTCAAATATTACATGACGGTCACCCAGAAGAGTGGCATCGAGCTCGATGCTGCAGAGGTCTTCCAGGAGACATGGGATTGGCTCAAGACCAGGCGCTGTGAGAATTTAGTCAGCAGCCAGATCATACACCAGTACGCGATGGCAGTGGCGCGATGGATCCAGTGCGAGATGGCAGTCAGCGAGTACGGCTTCCTCGCAAAGCACCCGACCACCGGTGCCGCGATCGCTTCTCCCTACGTTGCGATGAGCCGTGAATACATGAAACAGGTAAACCAGATCTGGTACCAGATCTTCCAGATTGTGAAGGAGAACAACGCCACCTCCTACCAAGGAGCGAACCCTCAGGATGACCTGATGGAACGACTGCTCACTGCACGCCGGTAACGCCAAACAATCAAACAACCAAAGGAATTCAAACATGAAGAACTACCTCACATCCGAGAGTGTCTGCCAAGGACATCCCGACAAGCTGTGCGACTACATCGCCGATTCGATACTCGATGCCTGCCTGAGCAGCGATGCATATTCACGCGTGGCCTGCGAGGTCATGTCGACCAAGGGCCGGATCATCGTCGCCGGTGAGATCACCAGCCGTACCAAGGTCAACATACGCCAAACCGTACGGACCGCCCTTGCAGAGTGTGGCTACAACCCCAAGGAATTCACCATCAGCGTGTTCCTCCACAACCAGAGTTCTGACATTGCAGGCGGCGTCGATACAGCCCTGGAGATCAGGGATGCCGAGGGTGACCGGGATGAATTGGGAGCCGGGGACCAGGGCACGGTGTACGGATATGCAACCGACGAGACACCCACCTGCATCCCCTTGCCTCTTGAACTCTCCCACCGCATCTGCAGCATCCTGGACAAGTGCAGGAAAAACGGCACCATCATGGGAATCCGCAGCGACGGCAAGGCCCAGGTTTCGGTGGAGTATGATGATGGCATTCCCGTCAGGGTTGCCGCCGTCATCGTCTCGGTCCAGCATGAGCGTGACAAGAATCTGGACACACTCAAGGGCGAGCTCATCGAAAAGGTGCTCGAGCCTGCCTTCATCCACTTCCCCCTCGATGCACACACCCGCATCCTCATCAACCCATCCGGTCGTTTCGTTGAGGGCGGACCTGGTGCCGACACCGGCCTGACAGGTCGCAAGATCATGGTGGACACCTACGGGGGTCTGGCACTCCACGGCGGGGGCGCCTTCAGCGGCAAGGATGCGACCAAGGTGGACCGAAGCGGAGCCTACATGGCGCGCATGATCGCCAAGAACATCGTCTCAGCCGGCCTTGCCAAACGCTGCGGGGTAGCAATCTCGTATGCCATCGGTAAGGCCGAACCTGTCGCAGTAAATGTACACACTTTCGCTACAGGAAATATCGACGATGAGCAGCTTGCGGATGCTGTCCGCACAGTCTTCAGCCTCAAGCCGAAGGACATCATCGAGGAGTTGGGGCTGCGCAGTCCCATATACAACCTTACCTCCTGCTACGGCCATTTCGGAAACTCCCTCTTTGCATGGGAACAGGTGAGCGAACGGTATATAGAGGCGCTCAAGGGAGAATTGGATCATGACCATTGAACAGAAACACATCGATGAGTTGCTGCCTGCTGACTACAACCCGCGCAAAGACCTCAAGAGCGGCGATGCCGAGTATGAGAAACTCAAGCGCTCGATCGAGCAGTTCGGCTATGTGGAGCCGGTGATCTGGAACAGGACCACCAGTCGGGTCGTAGGGGGCCACCAGAGGTTGAAGGTCCTCAGGGATGCCGGACACACCGAGCTCGAATGCGTGGTCGTGGATCTCTCCGAGGACAAGGAGAAGGCCCTCAACATTGCACTGAACAAGATCAGCGGTGAGTGGGACAAGGACAAGTTGGCTCTTCTCATCACCGATCTGCAGGGTCTGGACTTCGACGTATCGCTCACCGGCTTTGACCCGGCCGAGATCGACGACCTGTTCAAGGACTCGCTTGCCGACGGTGTGCATGATGATGACTTCGATTTGGAGGCGGAGCTGGAGAAGCCCACGATCACCAAGAGCGGGGACCTGTGGAAACTGGGAAGACACCGCCTGGTATGCGGGGATAGCACCAAGGCCGAGACCTTCGAGTTACTCATGGCGGGTGCCAAGGCGAACCTGGTGGTCACCGACCCGCCCTACAACGTCAACTACGAGGGACAGGCGGGCAAGATCAAGAACGACAATATGACAGGCGATGCTTTTCTGCAGTTCCTGCTCGATGCCTTCACCAACACTGCAGAGCATATGGCCGACGATGCCTCCATCTATGTCTTCCATGCCGATACCGAGGGGCTGAACTTCAGAAAGGCATTCAGCGAGGCGGGCTTCTACCTGTCGGGAACCTGCATCTGGAAGAAGCAGTCTCTGGTGCTCGGACGCTCGCCCTACCAGTGGCAGCACGAGCCGGTGCTCTTCGGATGGAAGAAGAAGGGCAAGCACCTGTGGTACACCGGACGCAAGGAATCGACGATCTGGGAATTCGACAAACCCAAGAAGAATGGGGAGCATCCCACGATGAAACCGGTTGCTTTGATCGCCTACCCGATCATGAACTCGTCGATGAGCAACACGCTGGTGCTCGATCCGTTCGGCGGCAGCGGCAGCACGTTGGTTGCCTGTGAGCAGACCGAACGGAGCTGTGCCACCATCGAGCTGGATGAGAAGTATTGCGACGTCATCGTCAAACGCTACATCGAACTCACCGGATCCTCAGCTGACGTCATCGTGCAACGCGATGGATTGGATTACCCCTACGAGGAAGTCGCCTCCCAGGAGGCAAGTGATGGATGAGCTGACCCTGATCACTACTCTCGCGGTATGCCTGTTCGGTTCGGGAGGTATCGTATTGTGGCTGCTGAACCGACTGGCAAAGAAAAGTGATGACCGCCAGTGCTATGCGAAGGACCTGAGAGAGATCAAGACCACCATCACCAGAGTCCAGATGGGCTTGGTCATGGCACTGGAGAACGACAAGGTCATCTTCAAGTCGCTGAGGACCCATGAGATCAACGGGGAATCCGAGGAGCAGGAGAAGAAGATGGACGATTACTTTTTGTCACTACTTGGTAGCAAGGGGGAACGGGGATGACTCTGAGTGCAATATTGCTCGCATTCGCCGCGTTCCTAGGGCTGGTGATGGAACTGTACAAGAAAAGCCTTCGCCGTGACAGGGCAAGCGAGAACGAGATCAAGCTGGTCGCCCTCGCCTGCTCAGCGCTCCTGGGGTATGTGACATTCCGCATCGTTGCAGGAACAGGCGTCGATGGGGGGCTGAACAACACACCATACCTGGTAGTCCTGTACACCGTAGCGATCTACCTGCTGCAGCTTCCTGCGTGCATGGCGTTCTGGAAACCACTGGTCAAAAAGTTCATGGAGAGAAAAGTCGATGAATGAAATCATGCAGATGCTGATCCTCATCATCCTGGGATTGCTGGGGATCACACGATTGCAAGCACACAAGACCAAGGATCTGAAAAAGGATATCCAACAAGCCCAGGTTACGGTGAAGAAACGAGAACAGGAATTGGAGAAGATCGATGAAGTACACCAAAAGATCACCACCATCACAAAAGAGGCGGTACCTGAAAAGATCGAACCTCCTGAAAGCGGTGACTCTGCTGGCCGTCTTGATCGTCTCAACCGGCTGCACGAGCGTGCCAACAGTAGAGGAGAATGACCCGTATCGCCAGGTTCTGGTCTCGATGGCACCTAAGGCTCCAACATTCCCGACCTTCCCAACCCTGAACTGGACATACCAGAATGGATTGTACTGCATATCGGAGACGGATGCCGACAAGCTTCTGGACTACGGGGAGAACGCTCTACCGCTGTTTGCCCACCACTATGACCAATACCTGCGCCAGATGCGACTCATCCTGGATGCTTTGGCGAAACCCTGAAGCATAGGACTTGCTATTCATGCAAAGCTGAGCGATCAATGCACACTACACGGAGGATTTATATGGATGAAATGAACCGTAAGAGAGTCGAGGTCCTCAGGAAGCAATACCCACCCGGGTGTACCGTGGTGCTTGTCAGCATGGATGACGAGTTCGCACCTCCCAAGGGTACCAAGGGTAAAGTAATCCACGTGGATGACATCGGCAGCATCCACATTGCATGGGAAACCGGCTCGACTTTGGGAGTGGTACCGGGGGTCGACATGGTGAGAAAACTGGACGAAGAGATACCCAGAAAATAGTGTATCTTATTTGCATATATACACTTGCTATATATCCCTCTTTGAGTGATTACTACAGTACGAAGAAAAACACACCAAAGAGAGGTAGATGGCATGGAAAAGACAACACGGTTCGGAATCGAGATCGAGATGACAGGCATCACCCGCAAGGACGCAGCCCTGGCTGCCCAGACGGTCCTCGGTGGAGAGCTGCTCTACGGGGGTTCCTACTATGACACCTACGAACTGAAGACCTTCGATGGCCGCACATGGAAGTTCACATACGATGGTAGCATCCGATGCGAAACCAAGACACGAGGGATCAAAGAGAGTGCATCTCGCCTGTACAGCGTCGAACTGGTCAGCCCGATCCTCACCTACGAAGCGGACATCGAGAACCTGCAGGAGGTCATCAGGGCGCTGCGCAAAGCCGGAGCCTTCACCAACAGCTCCTGCGGCATCCACATCCACCTTGATGGCCAGCCGCACACACCACGCTCGATTAGAAACTTCGTGAACATCATCTACGCCCGAAACGACCTGTTCTACAAGGCCCTGGGCATCGAGACCCAACGGGCACGGTACTGCAAGAAGATGGACGAGCACCTTGTGGCGACCATGAATCGCAAAAAGCCGACCACCTTCGCCAAGATCGAGAGCATCTGGTACGAAGGCTACCGGGGAAACCGGGATGCACACTACCACGAAAGCCGCTACCATTTCTTGAACCTGCACTCTTTCTTCCACGGCCACAAAACCGTCGAGCTACGCGGTTTCAACAGCACCCTCCATGCCGGAGAGGTCAGAAGCTACATCGTCCTTGCCCTTGCGCTGAACACCCAGGCGCTCACGCAGAGCTCGGCAAGCACCAAGAAGCCCCAGGCCGAGAACGAGAAGTTTGCGATGCGCACATACCTCAACCGCATCGGCTTCATCGGCGACGAGTTCCGCTCCTGCCGCGAGCACCTGACCAAGCGCCTCACCGGATCAGCGGCATGGCGCAGGCGGGTTGCCGCCTGAAGAGGCAACCTGACAAGGCTCTGAGGGCGGGACGACCGCCCTTGGGGTGGTAGAAGACCAAGTGAAGGAGCAAAGCAACGATGAAGAAAATTTATCTGGCCTATGGAAGCAACCTGAACCTCGAACAGATGGGATACCGATGCCCCGATGCCGCGGTCATCGGGACAACGATACTGCACGATTATCAGCTGTTGTTTCGGGGAGGCCGACATACTGGCGTGGCCACCATCGAGATGAAACGGGGTGCAAAGGTTCCGGTGCTCCTTTGGCAGATCACCGAGAAGTGCGAGAAGGCCTTGGACCGCTACGAGGGTCACCCCCACCTGTATCGCAAGAAGAAGCTGATGGTGAATCTGGACGGTGATGAGTTGGTGGCGATGGCCTACGTCATGAACGAAGGACCTCCGCTGGCTATGCCGGATGCATACTATTACTCGACCATCCTTGACGGTTACTACGACTGCGGCTTCGATGAGGGTATCCTCAAGCAGGCGGTTATGGAATCGATGGAGGCCGGCAATGACTGAGCAGATAAGGGACCAGATCCTCAAGGTACGTGACAGTGGTCTGACGAACATGTTCAACACGGGGGCGGTTCAGTGGATCGCTTCCCAGATGGGTCTTACGGAACTTGTCGACTACCTTGATGGGGACAACACAAGGGAATACGCTCACTTCATACTCACAGGCGATAGCTGACAGGAGCCTTCACAAGGTGGCATACTGGACTCTACATCAGCAGTGTGTTTATTCATATTATTGCGCTGTAACAAGTTGCTATAGTTTCCGAATTGAGGGATATATACACCAACAAAACGGACACGGAGGCAAGAGCATGTGGAGAGAAGGAACTTTGGAGATCGGGAAGAGCGTTTTCAGGTACTGCATCAAGGTGTACGGGGAGGGTTCGGAATACGGGATCGACGAGGGAAGGATCTCCAAGCTGATGATCAAGAGGAATGGCAACGTCGTATGCAACTACGACCGCGGCTGGGACATCAGGCCACGTGACACTGATACCAGGCAGGCCCTTGAGAGCCTGAAGAAAACATACAACTGACAACAAGTACCTACCACTTGAAGGGACCCACGCCGGGTCCTTTTTGTTTGCCCTGAGGAATGAAATAAGTTATGCCGAAACCGAAGAAATACACCCCTACATCCTTCATGGCAAAGGAATCAACCTACGACAAGACCCTGGCCGACCGTGCAGTTGGGTTCATCGAATGCCTCTGCCACACCAAGGGGGTTTGGGCGGGAAAGCCCTTCAAGCTGCTTCCCTGGCAGGAGAGAATCATCCGCGACCTGTTCGGTATCGTCAAGACCGATGGATATCGGCAGTTCAACACTGCCTACATCGAGATTCCCAAAAAGAACGGAAAGAGCGAGCTTGCCGCCGCGGTGGCACTGCTGCTGACCTGCGGAGACTTCGAGGAACGCGCCGAGGTCTATGGATGCGCTGCCGACCGCCAGCAGGCATCGATCGTATTCGAAGTGGCAGCGGACATGGTGCGCATGTGTCCCTCGCTGAACCGGCGCGTCAAGATCCTGGCCGCCACCAAGCGCATCGTGTACCTGCCGACCAACAGCTTTTATCAGGTGCTGAGCGCCGAAGCCTACTCCAAGCACGGATTCAATATCCATGGGGTGGTCTTTGATGAACTGCACACCCAACCGAATAGAAAGCTCTTTGACGTGATGACCAAGGGCTCGGGCGATGCGCGTGCCCAGCCGCTGTTCTTTCTGATCACCACCGCAGGCACCGACCAGCACTCCATCTGCTACGAGCAGCACCAGAAGGCCAAGGACATCATCGAAGGTCGCAAACACGACAAGACCTTCTACCCGGTGATCTACGGCTCGGAGGAGGACGACGACTGGACCGATACAAAGACGTGGAAGAAAGCCAACCCGTCGCTTGGGCATACCATCACCCTCGAGAAGGTGAAGGCGGCCTGCGACAGCGCAAGGCAGAACCCGGGCGAGGAGAACGTGTTCCGTCAGCTCAGGCTCAACCAATGGGTCAAGCAGGCGGTGCGCTGGATGCCGATGGAGAAATGGGACCTGTGCAACTTCCCCGTCGATGCCGAGGAGCTCGAAGGCAGGGTCTGCTACGGCGGACTGGACCTCTCGTCGACCACCGACATCACCGCCTTCGTGCTCGTATTCCCACCCAGGGATGAGCATGACAAATTCGTGATCCTCCCCTGGTTCTGGATACCCGAGGACAGCTTGGGCCTACGTGTGAGGCGTGATCATGTTCCTTACGACGTATGGGAACGAACCGGCCACGTACAGACCACCGAAGGCAACGTGGTCCACTACGGATTCATCGAGGCCTTCATCGGCGAGCTCGGCAAGAGATACAACATCCGAGAGATCGCGTTCGACCGTTGGGGAGCGGTGCAGATGGTGCAGAACCTTGAGGGCATGGGCTACACAGTGGTGCCCTTCGGACAGGGATTCAAAGATATGAGCCCCCCTACCAAGGAGCTGATGAAGCTGGTATTGGGGCAGAGCATAGCACATGCAGGCCATCCGGTGCTCCGCTGGATGATGGACAACATTTTCATCCGCACCGATCCGGCTGGGAACATCAAGCCCGACAAGCAGAAGTCCACCGAGAAGATCGACGGCGCGGTTGCCACAATCATGGCACTGGATCGGGCGATCAGGTGCGGCAACGAAGTGCGCGAATCGGTCTACGAGGACCGAGGCATCCTCTTCATCTAGGAATCAGGAGATACACATATGGGACTCTTATCCAAGCTTGTCACCAGAACGCGTGACAAGCCGCAAAACAGGACCAGCGGGTCCTCATACAGCTTCCTCTTCGGTGGTTCTACCAGTGGCAAGGCGGTGAACGAACGATCGTCGATGCAGATGACGGCAGTCTATGCCTGCGTGCGCATCCTGGCCGAGGCAATCGCAGGCCTACCGCTCCATCTGTACCATCACGACGATGACTCGAGCAAACACAAGGCCAAGGATCATCCGCTGTACACCCTGCTGCACAGCGAGCCCAATGCGGAGATGACCAGCTTCGTGTTCCGCGAGACGCTGATGACCCACCTGCTGCTCTGGGGCAATGCGTATGCGCAGATCATCCGAAACGGCAAGGGCCAGGTTGCCGCACTCTACCCGCTGATGCCCAACCGCATGCAGGTCGACCGCGACAAGAGTGGCAAGCTCTACTACCAATACACCACCAGCGCCGAGGACGCTCCCACCATGCAGGGAAACTCGGTGGTTCTGGACGCCTCAGAGGTGCTGCACATACCGGGACTCGGATTCGACGGGTTGGTTGGCTACTCGCCGATCGCGATGGCCAAGAACGCCATCGGCATGGCGATCGCCTGCGAGGAGTACGGGGCGAAGTTCTTCGCCAACGGGGCCGCCCCAAGCGGGGTGCTCGAGCATCCGGGAACGGTGAAGGACCCCACACGCCTCCGCGATACGTGGCAGGGCCAGTTCGGCGGCTCTGCGAACTCGCACAAGGTGGCCGTCCTCGAGGAGGGGATGAAATACACCCCGATTTCGATCTCGCCCGAGCAGGCGCAGTTCCTGCAGACACGCAAGTTCCAGATCAACGAGATCGCGCGGATCTTCCGGGTCCCGCCGCACATGGTGGGGGACCTGGAGAAGTCCTCGTTCAGCAACATCGAGCAGCAGTCGCTCGAGTTCGTCAAATACACCCTCGACCCGTGGGTGATCCGATGGGAGCAGGCGCTTTCGCGTGCGCTTTTGGGAACAGATGAGAAGCAGACGCACTTCTTCCGCTTCAACGTCGAGGGACTGCTGCGCGGTGATTACCAGAGCCGCATGGGCGGGTATGCCACCGCGCGCCAGAACGGATGGATGAGCGCCAACGATATCCGAACGCTGGAGGACATGGACCTCATAGACGACGAGGACGGGGGAAACCTCTACCTCGTCAACGGAAACATGCTCCCCCTTTCTCGGGCCGGGGCATTCGCAGACACGTATACGGACACATCCCAGGAGGAGAGTAATGAAGAACAGGAAGTTCTGGCAATGGAAAAACCAGGGCGAAGACGAAAGCACAGCGAGAATCCTTGAGCTTTCGGGCACGATCGCCGAGGAGAGCTGGTTCGATGATGATGTCACCCCCGAACAGTTCCGCGATGAGCTGTTCGCCGACAGCGGCGAGGTGACGGTGTGGATCAACAGCCCCGGAGGGGACTGCATCGCAGCGAGTCGCATCTACGCGATGCTCATGGAGTACCCGGGACATATCACCGTGAAGATCGACGGGATCGCCGCGAGCGCGGCCTCGGTCATCGCGATGGCGGGGACATCCGTCCTGATGGCACCCACCGCATTGATGATGATCCACAACCCCATGACGCTCGCCTACGGCAACCACGCCGACATGCAGAAGGCAATCGGCATGTTGGACGAGGTCAAACAAAGCATCGTGAACGCCTACGAGATCAAGACGAACCTCACACGGGCGAAGATCAGCCACCTGATGGACAACGAGACGTGGATGAACGCGAAGAAGGCCATCGAGCTTGGCTTCGCCGACGCGATCCTCGAGGATGCGAAGAAAACTTCAAATGAAGTCCCCTATTCGTTCTCCACCAAGAATTCGCAGCTCTCGCTGCTGAACAAGATCACCGACACCTATGCGCACATAGCGGACCAGGCGCCACCTGAAGCTGGCACAATCGGGCTTTGCGAGCTCGAGAAACGACTGAATCTCATCAAACCCCAATAGGAGAAGACACAATGGGAAAGATCAACGACATGCGCGCACAGCGCGCGAAGACCTGGGAACAGGCGAAGGCATTCCTCGACTCCAGGCGCAACGAGAAGGGCATCCTGGGCGCCGAGGATACCGCGACATACGAAAGGATGGAGGCCGAGATCGTGGATCTGGGCCACGAGATCGAGCGCCAGGAGCGCATCGAGGCATTCGAGCGCGAGCTGAACGCACATGTGGGCTCTCCCATCACCAGCCGCCCCGAGGGGGCCGCCAAGGCCGAGATGAAGGCAGGACGGGCCTCGGATGAGTACCGTAAGGCATTCTGGAACCACCTCAGGCGCCGGGAGAACGCACCCGATTTGCGCAACGCATTGCAGGTGGGAACCGACACCGAAGGCGGCTACTTGGTGCCCGACGAGTTCGAACGCACCCTCGTGACAGCTTTGGAGGATGAGAACCTGTTCCGCTCCATCGCCAAGATCATCCAGACCGCCAGTGGAGACCGCAAGATACCGATCAGTGCCTCCAAGGGCGAGGCGGCATGGATCGACGAGGAGGGAACCTATCCCGAGAGCGATGACAGCTTCGGGCAGGTGACCATCAGCGCCTACAAGCTGGGCACGATCATCAAGGTATCCGAGGAACTCATCAACGACAGCGTGTTCGACATCGAGTCCTACATCGCCACCGAATTCGCCCGTCGCATCGGGGCCAAGGAAGAGGCGGCGTTCTTCACCGGGGACGGATCGGGCAAGCCTTTGGGTATCCTCGCGGCCACCGGAGGGGCGCAAATCGGCGTCAACGCGGCATCCGCGACCGCCCTGAATGCCGATGAGGTCATCGACCTGTATTATGCGCTCCGTAGCCCGTACCGCAAGAACGCGGTGTGGGTGACCAACGATGCCACCGTCAAGGCGCTTCGCAAGCTCAAGGACGGCAACGGGCAGTACATCTGGCAGCCTTCGCTGACTGCTGGCACTCCCGACACCATCCTGTCCCGTCCGGTGAAGACCTCGGCCTACATGCCCGAGATCGCAGGCGGGGCCAAGACACTGGCCTTCGGGGACTTCTCGTACTACTGGATCGCCGACCGCCAGGGACGTACCTTCAAGCGCCTGGGCGAACTGTTCGCCCCGACCGGGCAGGTGGGGTTCCTCGGGTCCCAACGTGTGGATGGGCGACTGATCCTCGGCGAGGCCGTCAAGGTCCTGCAGCAGAAGGCGTAAGGGAGGTAATTGATGTCATATAACACCAAGAACTACCGCGAGCAAGGCGGTGAGAAAACTGTCATCGGCGGCGAGGTCATCCTCGCAGCGAATGCGAAGGTAACCATCGACCCTGCGGCACTCATCGAAGGGCTTCCCGGTGGGAGCCTCACCCCGGCGGCAAGCCAAGCGGACAGCACGGCGACCACCATCGAAGAGCTGGTGCTGGATTTCAATGCACTGCTGGCTAAGCTCAGGAGTGCAGGTCTCATGGCCAGCTGATAGTAAACGATTATGGGGGCATCCCGGTGAGAGCTGGGGTGTCCATCACCTTGATGATGGAGGAAGCGCATGATCGCCAGTATCGCCATGTTCAACACCTACAGCGGCAATTATGAGGACTCTCCCGAGGCCGTAGAGCTCAAGGGCGCTTTCCTCTCCACTGCCGAGGATATCGTGGCCTCGTATTTGGGCTTCGATCCGAAGCAGCGGGATTATGCCGATATCGTGTGCTCGGGGACCGGCTCGCGGCGCCTGTACCTACCCTGTCGCAATATCCAGACGGTCGAGTCTCTTATCATGGGAACGACGCCTATAGACACCACGCTGGTGGCACCGTGCGACGACCATATCCGTTTTGTGGATCACACCACCAAGTTCCCCATCGGGGAAGACAATATCCGCCTCAGCTACACCGCTGGATGGGAAATCGAGCAGATGCCTTCGGTGATCGTCGTCTCGATCCTACGCATCG